TTGTCTTTTATCAGTGAGAAGAAATCACTGTCCCTTGAAAAGATCACACACCGGAAGAAATCATCCACTTCTAATACCGCAAGAGTTCCGATAATTACTTCGATGCCGTCCTGCACATATCGGCACTCCATGCGAGTCTTGACCACATCGGCAACAGACTTTTCGTCAGAGGCAAGATCAAAGATGTTGTTGTTATTAGCCGTTCGTGGAAGTGAGAACTTATTGGAATACCCCACCCTGACCACATTGGGAGTCAATGGAGAGTAGAACCGATAGGTCATAGCGATGACCATATTCGGGGAAATATCCGCCTGCTGACCGTTTATGTAGAGTCGGTTCATAGCAGGATGTAGGGGATTTGTTCGTAGCGCAAATCCAAAGCAAAGCTGTGCTTGTTCATCTTGGTCATGGTATTGGCATCCTCCGGCATAGGGTACACCGGAACAGTATAAGCCTCATCCGTGAAGTCGATCACATACGCCCCTGATTTACTGTTGGAGCCGTATTCGATGCCTTCACGATTCAGTTCTTGTAGCATCTTCCACTGGTCAAGCGTTAGGACGTTAGTCTCCACTCGGTAGGTGTTGTCCTTCCACATACTTTGCGCCGCCAATGTCCACGCCTGGTTGAAAGAAAACAGCCACGTAGAAATCCCCCCTAAATCGTTGATCCATTTTAGGTATATTGGATTGGCGCATTCGGGTAGAATCTTGACGCTGATTTCCTTGTACACCGTTGAAGAATAGTACACACGTATAACACCGTCAGCCACAGGGGTAAATGAAAGCGATGTCATCCCGATAGTCGTTCCGTCAAAGGTTCCTAAAACGGTACTCCCCCCTGAGTAGTAATACTCCACCGTTGTAGTGGCGTTCATGGTATTGTCGTGCAGGAAGTCCACATAGGCCGTCCGGTTCTTCCATGCGTACAGTTTGGATGTAGGGATGAGAAAATTACCGCCGTCTGAGCCGATATGAAACCGCGTCCGCTTGTTGAGGGCATGGTTGACACCGCAGTAGTAATAGATCACATCACCGGAGAGCGGAACCTGCGCATCACTGCCGCCGTCCCACTTGGCCTGATACTTCACATAGGTGGAGCCAAAACGCGAGGCCGTGGTAAAATTTAATTCCAACGCGCTCCTGAGAATGGGCGCTATATCCGCCTCAATGACCAAAGACGAGTTAGGGCGGTATTCAAAAATAGGGGCGCTGATCCCGTTGAGTTCTATTTCAACACGGTAATTGGACTTGCCTGTTACGCTGGCCTCGGTGAACTGATAGATCAACTCACCTCCGCCGATGGCCCTAAATCCCGACGGTTTGCTGTTTACTGTTAACGCCATTTACACCCTGTTTTAATGCTGTTAGAACCTTTACCGCCTCGTTCCTTGCTATCGACTTTAGCAAATCCGGCATGCCCTTCTCCATCGAGCCAAGCAAATCCACGCCGGGCTTCTTGCCCTTGAATATGTCCGTGCCTTCCCTTGCTATCTTCTGCCCGATGATGTAGGCAAGTCCTTTCTCGGTGATGTACTTGAACCGCTTCTTTGCGGAAGCCAACATATCGGGCTTATTCTTCACGAAGTCCAGCATCTTATCAGGAGGCGGGGCTTTGCCGGGCCCACGTCCCAATACCAGGTACTTGAAGTAGTCTGTGGATATCACCCGTCCGCCTTCCTCGTACATATCCACCCGCATATCTGGGATAGACTGACCCTTGGCGGCGGCATCGGCTTTGATGGCTTCTACCGTGCTGTCAAGGTATTTCTTTATGATCTCGTCCGTCAGCATATCCCCTCAACTACTGGCAAGGTCAGGTTATACGATACCCCAAATACCCGCGCGGGAAGCAAGGCATACTCCGGCTTGATCGTTACGGTAATCTCGTCTACTTCGGGATCCACTACAAACGTATCCTCATCGTGGAGAAGCTGTTTGATGAACGCCATCGCCGTTTCCCGCATGGGTTGGAGGTGCGATTCCTCAATCTTTGCGCTTCTGAAATTGGTGGTGTCCGTGTCAATTCTTTTGAGCATCCACCCGTTTAGCGATACGGTGGTCTTTATCCTGCCGTTAAGCCATACCTGCGTGGTGGTAAACGGTTCAAGAACGTGGGCCGGGTAGTCCAGGTGGGTGAAGGTGTCCATGAATGAATTGAACTCTGCAATGTTTGCAAAGTTGAAGTTCCTGATGTCGGCCAGATCGTTGGCCCGCTGTATCGCTTGCAGTATTGTCATGCTATTTTTTCTACTACCATACAAAAACCTGCCAAGGCGGTAACTGCCGCCGTAGTCTCACTCCTTAACCGTAACTGCGCTGTCCCGGCATTTGCTCCGCTTTGGATGTAACCAAATCCATTGACTGGGTAGGTACTTCTTGCCGGGAACCCTGAACTAACCCCCACCGATGCATCGTCGGCGATTGAGTGACCGCCTGACTGTGTACCCGTAGAAGCAAGCTGGTGGAAGAACTGCACCCAAACAGCAGTAACGGCTACTGAAACGTCAAATTGAAACCCGCAACCCGTGGTCGCCGCGCCCGGTTGGACCAATCCCATAAACCAAATCCTGTACTTTGAGTTGGCCTCGAACGTGAACACCAAGTCAGTCATGGACACGGGAGTAGTATTCGCTCCGGTAGCCACGTTCCATGACATCACCGCAACGAACGTCAGCAACTGAGAAAAGGCGGGGAGGTTGTGGGTATGAGAAGTAACCAACCCCGTCAGCTTGGCTTCGATCTCGGCCTTTGTGATATCGGAGTTCTTCTGCGCTGTACTCGGCGCGTGTGTAGATGTCACATGGGCCTGAATATTGACGTTGGCAGGCTCATATATTCCTGAGTGGTTGTGTGAGGTGTCAGACTTCCCGGCAAGTGCAGCAGTTAACCCCGTTACGTCACTCTGCGCGTGTGTGTGCGAACTTGTCGCCTTACCGTCTAATGTTGTTTGAAGGCTTGTGACATCACCGATTGCATGGCTGTGGGTTCCGGCGGCCTTCCCGTTCCATGTTGTCTTTTCAGCATCGCTAACAAAGCGGTGTGTGGAATCCTGCTGTACAGTTGCCGGATCACCGTCATAGCCACCATTGGAAACGCTCCCAAAGTTGGTGTTGATGGCGTTAACTAGGTACTCCAGGAATGCCCTGCTCGCTGATGTCGGTTTTCTTATCTGTATCAAGTTCGGTTATGTATTTCGTGTACTCCGGTCCAAATTCCTCAAACACCATTGCCTCCAGTTGCATCTGTGTTAATCGTTCGCCAGATGTGTGCGTATCGCTCGTTGTATTCATCCCTATCCTTGAAGTAGATCAAAAACCCTGTTACCGTTCCCATCGGCGTACTCGCAAACACCTCATCCGGATCACGCCCAAAAGCCTCGCAATACTGCGCTATCAGAGACAACGCCCCATGACGGGCTACGAAAGCCATCTTTGCAAGGGCCGCCACATTCTCTTTAGCCTGCTTATGAGGCTGTTCCTTGTTAGGGGCCATCTCATCGGCGAACTCACCCCACGCTTTAAGGCACGACTGAGCAAAAAAAAACCTAACCCGTACAACTCACTCGCCTTGCATTCTCTCAATCTCTCTTCCCACTCCTTGGCCCGTTCAAAGTCGAACTTCTTGCCGTCTAACTTGGGTTGCAGGTAGATCGCGAGAACCATTGAAAGACACTCTTCCGCATACTTGGCCTTGTCGAGTTCCTGTTTGACAAGGATATTTTGCCCTATGGATAACTCCTCTACCTTCTCAATTCTAACCTTATACCCCTCGACATCGATAAACTTCCCCACCTCTGTGGAATAACTAATAGGCTCTTCGTTGATCCACCTGGTTAGCTGATAGATGGCCTCTTCTTTTTCAGGGCTGACGTTCGGGTCTTTGAATCCGCACAGGATGGTAAGAAGTTTGAAGTAGTCCCGCTCATGGGCAGGCTTCTCTATCTCCCAATCCCTGTAGATCCCCTGGAATTGTCCTAACGTCAAATCCCCCCAACCTTTAGGACACTTGTCCTTGAGGTCGGAGAACGTCATCACCACAGGTTCCAGCCGAAGTTAAAACAGGTCCACAGCCACTTAAAAACAATGGCCAACAGCACAGGAGCTATTGACCAAAGCACAAGCACGACAGCCCCGACACGGAGCCACTTGAAAAAATTGCTCATATATCAAATTGGTTCATTGGTTCCGGCTCTTTGAAAACCCAGTCGTCATAACTGGATTCGTTCGCTAAAAGAAACCCATACAGGGTGTCACAGTATTCGCACTCATTCCCCACCTTATCGCAGAATTTCGAGTAGGCTTCCGAGATTCTCCTAGCGGGACTTACCGCCGTAGAGTTCATAGCGGGAGCATTCCTTACCGTCCCTGAATTGGTGTACTTGTCCGAGTTCTCTTTAACCCAATAAGCAAAGAGACAAGGGACCAGTAAGTCTACCAGCCCCTTGTACTCATATTCTTCCCCTCCAAAGGTGTAGGTATCTCCGTCTTTGAGGTCTACCCATTTCTGAGCTGGTGACCCGCCGTCTATCGCTGTGATAAACTCGTTGTATAGGGCCGTACCAAGAAGTTTGCGTAATACGCTTTCCTCCATGTCTCCCAGGAAATCCTCAAGGTCTTTGTTTTCCTCTTGGTCCGGGATCCGGTACGGCCTTACCTCAAAGTCAGATAACGCTACAAACCTCATTAAGAGCGGCTCACTGCGTTTATAGCTGCACCGATGTTAGCGCACTTTAGGAAGCCAGTCGCGTCCGCATTGCGGATCAACAGGCCCAAACGCTGCTCTGCGAGGATCGTCTTGGTGTTCTGCACGAACTGGTCGTTGATCCAACCCACTTCAAGGTTAATCCCTTCGAGGTCGTAGATCGTACCGAACCGGAAGTCACCGACAACGAGTTTGCCTTCATCCACTTGCGAGGACTCGACAACCTGGCACTGATCGATCTGCATGCCGTTGGCCGCGATGAACGGGGGCAGTACATAGTGACCGTCAGAACCTTTCGCCAGTTTGTAGCGCAGGATATCCACCGGGTTCAACAGAACGTGCGTGGGAGCGTACTTGCTCTGACGGTTGTTCATGATCTCCGTGCGCATGATAGCCACCAGATCGTACAGGGTAGCGTCATAAGCGCCGGGGCCAGTGTATGCAGCGTAGTTGAACGTCTGAGCGTAAGTGTAGACACCCTTGATATTCGGGGTGTTACCGTCACCGTCCCAAAGCAGCTCATCCACTTTGAGGGCAAGGTTCACGTTCAACAGGCGGTCGATTTCAGAGGCGATGAATCCAACATCGTTGAAGGCTTCTTTGGTCACCGGAATGGTATCGGCGATCTTCTCCAAGTTCATGGAGTATTCCGTCCATGCGATTGCAGATTCCGGTTTAGCGCCGCTTTCAGCTACCGAGGCAGCGTTGCGGGTTACGCTAGACTGATCCACGTAACGGATCACACCGTTTGAATTGGGCGACACGTTCACATGGCGGAAGAGTCCGCTCATCTGCGTACCCAAGTAAGCCAACTGGCCTACATCGGTAAGACGCTGTGCCAGATAGTGGCTACCAACGCTTGCGCGGGTTACCTCGGTCTTGTTGACTTTCAGACTCACACCGGGGCCACCTTTGGCGATAGCCTGGATTTTGTCCTTGTTTTCTTCAACGACTTCGTACACGCTCTTCGGGCCTTCCTTCTTGGTGTCGAACACCTTGCGCATCTCCTCGCCCTGCTTTTCAACGGCGGCGGTGAGCTTCTCGATGGCTTCCTTGCTGATGCCAAGGTCATTGAGTTTGGCGGTCAGGTCGGATACTTTCACCGTTCCGGCTACTGCTGCTTCAACTTCGGTTTTAACGGCCTCTTTAATGGCTTTGCCGTTCTTCTCAGCCATGCCCTCCAGAAGGGCTGCAAATTCTTTAGCTTCCATGTTGTTTAAATTTTGTAATGGTTCAACAATTCTTTCACGTCTAACATCTGAGTGGTTGAACCCGGCTCGGCCCCAGTGGATTCCTCCGGCTGGCTTTTTTCCTCGACAGAAAAGGTGGGCGTTGCGAAGTTAGACCCTCTCACAACTGCCGAACCTTCGATATTCTTAGCCTCCGTCACAGCGAAAAAGTACCCCTGCTCTTCGGCATCGGTACTGTTTACAATCTGCGGGAAGTATTTCTCCCATACTGCGTACTCCTTCTCGTAGTCGGTGTCGTTGATCGCTAAATCAACCTTGACGTAACGCATCCCAACCGAATGCTGCTTTACCTTACCCTTCCGGTACATATCAAACATATACGGGCTATCCTCTTTCGAGATAACCGAGTCATATACAAGGGCTTGGGTGTTACCGGGGTAGTCATATCCCAACTCTTTCCACGTCATCTGCTTGGCAAATGCGTGAACCTGATCGGATATAATACCCTCAAAGGTAAAATTGTGTTGATTGACCAGGTAATTGTCTTTTGTTTCTTTCAGCGACTTGTTCCAAAGCTGGTCAATATGCACGTCACCATGCCCGTCCAAAATCTTGGTCGTGTTGATGATGGAGCGTACTTTGATCTGCTTGGCCTTATCGGTAATAACATCACTTTTGATGGCCTCGCCTCCTTCATTGACGAGCATAGAAGGAGCGCTGAACGCATCGGCATGCTTGATACTGGCCTTCTTTTGGGCTATCAGTGCGCTCTTGTTTTCAGAAAGCCACTTGAACAGGTCGGCCTTCCTGGCGAATGATGGTATATTCATTTCTTTACCGTTTGATTCTGTTTGACAATCTTCTCCCGCTCGGCCCTCAGCCGCTTGATCTCTTCGGGAGTGAGTTTCTTACTTGTTTGAACCGATTCCATATTTCTTCAATTCTTCTTTGTACTCGTCAATGGTGATGGCCCCGTCTACAAACATCTTCGACAGCGCATTGGTGATGGCCGTCAGCGAATCACCCCTGGCTTTCATGTCCTCCTGGAAGATGGGCAGATGGGAGTAGTCGATGACCAGCTTAATCCCGTCAAGCTTTAGCCCTTGAGATACCGAGGCTATCCACTCGTTTGCTTCGGGGATAATCGTACGCAGATACAGACCCTTCTCGGCCTGCCGTTGGTTCTCGAACGTTGATCCTTTGGTCGAAGCGAACAGGTCAATGGGTGTTCCGTAGGTGTCGCAAATCTTGAAGAAGTCCTGCTCTGCTTCCTCAAAAAGCCCCAATTCAGACGGATTTACGCCCATTTTCTGCCACTTCAAATTGGCGTTGGTGATGATGACCTGGTTCTGTGTGGCCAGCGATCCGTAATTCCTGTACTCCTTCTGCACCCTTTCCCTTTCGTCAGGGTCAAGAGGCACGGCCCCGGCTACGTCTGTGGACGAGTTGGAAAGAATACCCATCGCTCCCCTGTTCTTTAGGATGATCCCCCTTGCCTCATAGGCATAGCGAAGGTTGTTTATCGCCGCCGATAAGCCCTTCATCTTGCTCTCCCCCGTTAGTATAGCCTTGTCCGTTGACTTGTTAACCGTCACCCGGTTGTCATTCATGTGGATGATCTGCTCGGTGGGGATAGTCTGGTCCGACTCAATGAGCGTGTACTTGATCTTGGGCTGTTCGGTATGCACGAAGAACGGCTGATCGTCTTTGTACTGGCACTCGATAAGGTTGGGGGGGATGGTGTATAGCGCCTTGCTGTTGGACGGGTCAAAGCCCACCCCAAACATCATATACAAATACTCGTTGCCGTATATCTCGTGGAACAGTTTGGTCTGCCTCATGAACTCATTCGTATCCTGAAACCAGTTAGGTTTCTTCAGTACCGCGGGGACTTTGTCAACCTCCTTGCCGTTCTTGTCAACAGCCTTAATCACCCCGTTAGAGAACGCCCTAGCCTTTAGACCGATGACAGCAGACACTTCAGGAATGGAGTTGAACGCATCCAGGTAGTTTAAGTCCTTGAATACGTCCGCATTCCCATCAATGGAATAGAACCACTCGTTGCCAATCTTCCTTGGCGGTCGCCATAGGTTAGTAAAAACGCGCTCTATCCAGTTCAAAATGATTGATTTTGCAAAGATTATTAAGGGGCTAAAGGAGTCCCAATCCGTAAATTTGAAATGACGGGCATCCTCGCCGCATCGATGGCGTGGTTATGCTCGTCTATCGGGTCGTCAGTCTTGATGCCGTTGATCGTCCTGTACTTGTAGTTGGTCTGCTCTTTGACCAATGCCGCAGACCGCACCCAATGCTGGCGGTATGACTTCATGATGGCAAGGCCTGTCTTGATCGATCCGGGGAATGTGTTTGTCGCTAATACGTTCAAACCCTCACGTCTTAGGATGGCTATCATCCCCCTGCCTGACGGGTCAGCCCATACAGCACTCTTACCGCAATGCTCACGGATAGGATCGATTAGTTCCGTGGGTGATTCCGTAGGTGAATAGAACAGACATTCCACATACATATCCCTTCCCGCTACGCCTACCCTGACCAGAGCTGAGGGGCTGTTGGTATAGCCGAAGTCCAGCCCATAGAATACCTTTTCGATATTCGTAGGGAAGGAGTCTATCCACTCCACGTGCTGGAAGATCAGCCCCTCCGGTGCGCTCCGTAGCCCTAAGCCGTAGACGTTCCACAGGTAGTCATCAGCCGTGCCTTGCTCGATGTTCTTAGGGGTGGGTTGGTAGGCTAGTATCTCATCCCGCTGGCCTTTTGGCAGGAAGGGGTTATCCAACTGCGTAGATGTACACCGCTTCACGTCATCCCGTTTCTCGATCTCGTTGAATATCCAATGGTCGGTACTTGACGGGTTGAAGTCCAGGATAAAGGCTTCGCTACACCGTTGGTTCAACTGCTTGAAAGCCTCCCGGTCTATCTCCATTGCCTCGTTACCCCAGATGATGTCATGGCGTTCACCGTGTGCCCCCATTGTGTCGAGGCCGGAAAAGAAGATGACATTGCCATACAGGCGGTAGTTCATCGGCTGGCTCATGGTGTGGTTGGCGGGTCTGTATAACCCGTACATGGTCAGCACCTTGATGAAATCCTTGTAGGCGGTCTTTTTCAGGTCCGCCAACGTCTGACGGAAGATGAGTATGTCCTTACCTTTTCCCCTGTTGTGGTTGCAGTAGTAGATCAGGAAGTTGATGATGTCGTAGGTCTTACCCGATCCGCTACCCCCCTCCAGGATGAACCCCTGCTTTTCTTTGGCGTTGAGGTCAAATTCACTAAGAAGGAAGCTGAGGTTCTTGGAGCCCTTCAATTTGACTTCTTTCATTGGAGTGGATTATTTCTACCTGAGTGACGGTTGGCTCCATCGAGATATTATTCTGCACCTCGGTGCGGTCTTTCTGTCCGAGGTACTGTTTGCCCAACCAAACGAGCATTGTCTTATCTCCGCTCATGGCTAATGCATACTGTCTTTTCTTGAGCGACTGACGGCCCTCTGACTTCTTTTGCTGAGAAAACGCCACAAATTCAAGGCCCAAGTCATCTTTGCAACGGTTGTATAGGGTATTTTCATGAATACCGATCATCTCGGCAATCTCTACCCCTGAACATTGGGCGTTGAGATATTCGCCCACCATCTGCCAATCTATTTCAGCTTTCTTTGACGACATGCTTAGTAGCAATTCATTAAAAACTTATCCTGCCTTTTCCAATTCGTATACCGTTCGCGGTGCTTGCGCCTGTTTTCTTCAAGCCGTTCGTTGGTGCATTTCTTGCACTCCGTCCTAAGCTGGTTTCTATCCTTGCGGATGTAGAAATCCGACTTTGTAAGGCCTTCCTTCTTGCAGCGTGAACACCTCATAGCAGATGAGATGTGTCACGTGCCCCTTTCCACAGTCGATAAGTATGCCAGAGGTAAATGCCCCTGATTAACTTGATCTTATTCCTACCCTCGGCCTCTCGGGCAAAGTTACGGTCGAAAAGCCTCCCCGCATTATCAAACATGTTGCGCTGAAACTTGTTGCGCTTCCAATACTCCTTTGGGAACAGCAGGAAGAACCCTGCTACCGTTGGGGCGTTGACACATTCACCGTTGGGGTAGCGGTCTGCCAGGTCACGGGCGATATCCATGTGGAACCGGATGGAGTCGTTATCCTCTATGCGAGTGGTAAGCCGCTGGTGGTTGTAACCTATGCGGGAGGCAAAGCAGGAGAAGATCGAAGTGTCGGGGTTATGCCTGATGGCTTTCTCCATGATGTCGAACACGCGGGAGTCGAGGATCAGGGTGTCGTAATCGTAAATGCATATCCACTCCCCGTCCGGGACGATTTCACAGTGGGCGTTATAGGCTTCTCCTATGGCCTTAGTCGTGCTGAACGGTAAGAAGTGATATATCATTGATTTCGGGGAGGCAAAAAATGTTACTAACTCTCCTAAGTTGTTTTGAAAAAATGCCGATTTTATAGCCCTCTGTGGCGTTTTGGTAGTCGTTGACTATTACCTCCTTGAAGGTGTTTATTCGCTGTCCTGCGGAGTTCCTGATCTTCTTTCGGATGTCCCTGCGGATCCAACTCATGTGGTGCATCTTCACCGCGGACATCTGCACCCCTTCGGTGATGTTCATCGTCCGGGTTGGGTCTATGGCGGGATGGTAGCTGTCGGAGACTGAGAAGGGGTAGTTGTAGTTCTTCTCAAACCGTAGGTCTATTGTCAGCCGATGAATGAACGGAACACGGGTAAGGTCGTCAAAACAAAGCGTTGGAGAGCGAAAATAGACAACCGTATTGCTAACAAGCCCCACAAGTAGAGGATCGTCAAAGCGTTTCTTTTCCTCGTAGAAGTCCTCATAAAATTCATCTGCGTCCATCATTATGAAGTGCGTGTAACCCATCTCACGGGCTTTCTGCAGGCCGAAGTTCCTTTTCTCTGTCTCGTTTTCTCTGGGCTGTTTGTTCAGGTCTGGGTTTTTGAGGAATAGGTCGAAATAGGGATTCTCGTAGAAATCCTCGGGAATAGGGGAAAACTCCCCCTTGTTGGATTCTGCGGAGGCTATGACGATGATTCCCTCTACCTGACGGCTGATTGACTCTATCGCATAACGTAGAATCTCGTAGTCATCCCAGACGATGAAGATGGCGCAGAGCTTCATGGATAGATGAATATTACCCCTCTCATAGCCCCCTCTGCCTCGCTGTTGTAGTGGTATCGGTAAGTGCCGTAAATCTCCTTCAAGGCCGAATCAATCCACGCAAGGTCATAATCCTGCCCGGCGTAGGAGTCAAACCCGAACGGCTTGCCGGGAACTTTGAAGTCATGGATGGCGATAACGGGCTTTATACCGTTGATGGCGATGGTGTGCAACTCGTCAAGGAGCGGGTTGTACTGCTGCCAGTGGGCATCCAGGAAAAAGAACAGCCTTTCCTTTTTCAGGTTGGGTAGCCACTCACGCAGGGCATCCACCGAGTTACCGAGCTTGATAGTTACGGGTAGGCCTTTGAGGTTCTCTTTGGCGTACTCGTAGTTTTCTGGGACGATTTCAACGGTGTAAACCGGGGCGAGCTTGGCTAACTGCTTGGTCGTGTAACCCCTAAAAGTCCCCGTTTCGATGATGTGGTTGATGTTGAACTGCTTGCAGAGTCTTTCCACTTCTTTGCCTAAGAAGGAATCTCCCTCCCATCCTTTGGCGTTTTGGGCTATGTATGCGTCTCTAGTCATGCTTTTTCATAAATGATGATATCTTCATCATTAACAAGGCCCATCAAATAGACTTTTGTTATTTCATCAGAGAAATATTTAATTACATCCGCCACATTTGTAAACATCCAGCTTTCCATATCGGTAATCATAATATGAAAATAGATGTAACATGTATCGTCATCAGTTTCAAAATCCTCAGTGCTGGCAAGTATAATTTTTAAATCATCTACGGTCTCCCATTCTATCATTGGTGGACTTGTAGAAATAGCTTCAAATTCAACGGCTACATGACCATACTTTTTACTAATTTCTTCTAGATTCATATTTCTGCGAATAAACATTCGTGACAGGGCGGATGAATTTTAAGTACCTCATCTCTCCAATTTTCCGTTAGCTTGACCTTTACCTGGGTAGGCAGTCCCGAAGAAGAAGAACAGGGATAGACATGCCCGTCCAAATATTCCACCGTGTCCGAATACCCACGGAAGCACATTTTAGTTCCTCGCTGGGTTAAGGGAGTATGAACAGCTTGGTAGTGGCTGATCTTTACGGGAGTATCCTTTAGGTAATCCTTGATGAACTCGATCAGGTGGGTATTGTCCGGCGCTCCCTCAAAGGTGTCCTTTGTGTAACCCGTGATGTGGATCTGATCGAAATACTTGAATGTCTCCTTCTTCTTTTCAAACATCGTCCCATTAGTCCACACCGAAAGAATCTCACATCCGAAGAGTTCCTTCATCTTGGGAACCCACTCGGAGAACTTAGGATGGATGGTAGGCTCACCCCCTGTCAGGTTGATTCTTTTGATCCCTTTGAGGTACTTGGCGGCTTCTGTCATTTCCTTCCAGGTCATGAACTTGCGCTTCTCTTTGGGCATAGCCGTAATTCCCGCACAGCAG